TTGACTCTAAGATAAATGCACAGAAAAAATATCTAAGAGATATTGCATCTGTCAACGCACAGTTTAGAAAAGAGAAAGAACAAACCATTCAAGAAACTCAAAGAGATATAAAAGTATTGAATGAGAAAAATGAGAAGTTATCTAAACAAGTAGAAAAAAATCTTGAACCAACCATACAGAACAAAGAGAGTGTTCAACTCAGAGAAAGTAAACTTCATAAGTTGACTACATCTATTGAGATGCAGTATAAGGCCTGCGAGAAAGAACATGAGTTTTTCAAAGACAATGACGAGTGTCCTACATGTAGTCAAGAGATAGACTTAAAATTAAAACAAGAAAAGATAGAGACTACTAAGAAAAGATTAGAAGAACTAGACGAAGGTATTACCAAAGGTAATGACGAACTTGCAAACCTAAATGCGACTATAGAAATCTTTAATAAAACTATTGCAGATTGTCGTGAGTGGAATGCAGAGATATCAGGTAATACTAAAACGATTGGTAAATTAAATAAAGTAATTGATTCACTTCAAAATGAAATAGAATCTCAGATAGAATCAAGTGGTGATTTATCAGATGCAAATGCAGAACTTGAAGAATACAGAAAAGAAAAAGAAAAACACCAAGACGAAAAATATAAATTGAATGAACAGTTTTCTTATCATCAAGTAAGTGGCGAACTGTTAAGAGACACTGGTATCAAATCAAAAATAATAAAACAATATTTACCTGTAATAAACAAATTGACTAATCAATATTTACAGACATTAGATTTCTTTGTTCACTTTGACTTAGACGAAAGTTTCGTAGAGACTATTCGTTCTCGTCACCGTGATGCATTTACTTATGATTCTTTTTCAGAAGGTGAAAAACAAAGAATTGACCTGTCATTATTATTTACTTGGCGACAAATCGCTAAGATGAAAAATAGTGTTGCAACTAATCTTCTAGTACTCGATGAAACATTTGATTCATCTTTAGATATGGAAGGGGTTGACAATTTAATGAAAATACTGTATACTTTGCAGGAAGATACAAAAGTATTTGTAATCTCCCATAAGGGAGAACTTGAAGATTCAATCTTTGATAGAAAGATTGAGTTTATCAAAGATAAAAACTTTAGTAAAATTAAATAGGAGTATGTAATGGAACTAAGTGACCAAACGATAGGTGTGTTGAGAAACTATGCAACTATCAACCCGAACATCGTTGTCGAATCGGGTAATCAATTAAAGACTATTTCTGTAGCAAGAAATGTTCTTTCATCGGCAACAATTCAAGAAACATTCCCACAAGGGTTTGGTATATATGATTTAGGTGAATTTCTAAATGTTCTAGATTTAGTAGATGGCGCACATCTTTCATTTGAATCTGATTATGTAACTATCGGTGACAAGACTGGTCGTTCTGCAGTAAAGTATTACTATAGTGACCCAGACATGTTGACTTCATCTGGTAAAGACGTTGTTATGCCAGAAGCAGAAGTTAATTTTACACTAGATAGTGTTACACTTGCAAAAGTTCGTAAGGCCGCTGGTGTTTTAGGGCATAGTGAATTATCTATCTCTAATACTCAGGGTGCAGTAAGATTATCAATTGCTGATATATCAAACGCAACTTCGAATTTGTTTAGCATAGATGTTGAAGGTACATACCCCGAAGGCGTAGACTTCAACTTTATAATGAATGTGAATAATTTAAAAGTTATTGATGAAGACTTTCACGTAGCAATATCTTCAAAATTAATTTCACAGTTTACTAGTACTCAAAGTGATATAGAATATTTTATCGCACTTGAGAAATCTTCAACTTACGGAGCATAAAATGGCAAAACCAGTACCTGAAAAGAAAGAAGACGACCACTCACAAATTTACGAAGTATCAAATAGAGTTGCACGTTCAACGATAGCAGTTATTGATACAGTGGTGCAAAGAGGTGGTTTTAAAGGAGAAGAGTTGACTACTATAGGTCAACTTAGAGACCAATCAACGCAGATTGTACAATTGTGTGAACAATTTCAATCTCAACAAGGTCTTGACAAGTCTAATTAGACCTGTTATAATACTTCTTTTTAATTTCGAGAGTTGTAAGCACATTGCTAGGTGTCACAATAATATTATACACAACGCACTCTTACAACTCTCACTTTTGAACTTTATATTATGAATGATGATTTTTTATGGGTCGAGAAGTATCGACCAAAAACTGTCGAACAGACAATACTTCAATCACAACTAAAAGATACATTTGCTAAGATTGTCGAATCTGGTGAAATACCAAACATGTTATTCACTGGCACTGCAGGTCTTGGTAAGACAACTGTAGCAAAAGCAATATGCGAACAACTTCAACTTGATTACATTGTTATCAATGGGTCAGAAGAAGGTAACATAGATACACTTCGTGGTAAGATAAAACAGTTTGCATCTTCTATCTCATTACAAGGTGGTTATAAAGTAGTCATACTAGATGAAGCAGACTATTTGAATCCACAATCAACTCAACCAGCACTTCGTGGTTTCATCGAAGAGTTTTCTCAGAACTGTAGATTTATTCTCACATGTAATTTTAAGAATCGTGTAATTGAACCACTACACTCAAGATGTGGTGTATACGAATTTAATACTGACAAGAAAACTATGGCACAATTATGTGTGCAGTTTATGAAACGTCTTGAAGATATTCTTACTCAAGAAAATGTTAAATATAATAAAGATGTAATTGCAGAACTTATTAGTAAACATGCACCAGATTGGCGTAGAGTTTTAAATGAGTGTCAACGTAATTCTATCGGTGGTACAATTGATGCAGAAGTTTTAATAAGACAAGATGACAGTTTCAATGATTTATATCCTGCCTTGAAAGCAAAAGATTTCAAACGTATGCGAACATGGGTTGTAAACAATATTGATATTGACCCAGTAGCAATCATTCGTGGTGTCTATGATACTATGCATGAGAATGTCAAACAAGAGAGCATACCACAACTCGTAATTATACTTGCTGATTATCAATACAAGAATTCTTTTGTTGCAGACCATGAACTAAATATGGTAGCATGTTTGACAGAGATTATGGCAAATGTTGAGTTTAAATAAATATGAACCCATTTAAATATTTAAATGAAATCAACTATGGTAAAAGAAATATCATGGTCGATGAAGAAACAGAAAAAGCATATGTACCTTTTGTAATCAATAGGTCTTTGTCTTATTTTCCTGATACTGTTGCACTCGCTAATGAAATGAACAGATATGGTCATCTAGAATCACGTCTACAATTCGCATTTCTTATAAATACTATTAGAAAAAGAAAACGATTTAGTAAATGGATTAAACCAGAAATCGAAAATGATGTTGAAGTGGTGAAAGAATACTATGGATATAGCAATGAAAAAGCACGTCAAGTTATTCAACTACTTACTCCACAACAAATAGATGTCATTAGGAAAAAGGTGAGTAAAGGTGGAAGAAAATAATATAGTAAGTTGGACTCCTGCAAACATGTTGGAAGTGACACTTGCAGAACCAGATGATTTTTTAAAAGTAAGAGAAACTCTAACACGTATCGGTGTTGCATCTCGTAAAGAAAACAAGTTATTTCAATCGTGTCACATACTACACAAACAAGGAAGATACTTTATAGTACACTTCAAAGAGTTGTTTATGTTAGACGGAAAGAAATCTAATCTAGAACAATCAGATATAGAAAGAAGAAATACAATCGCAACTCTATTGAGTGATTGGGGATTAGTAGAAATACAAAACACGGAACAAGCAAAGGAATGCAGTTCCCTAAAACAAATAAAGATAATACCATTCAAAGAAAAAAACGAATGGGAATTGTGTCCTAAATACAATATTGGTAATACAAAATGAATAAAAATGAATTAATAAATCTTAGTCCACTCATTGGAGTTTTCTTTTTCAGTTTAATCGTTGCAGGTTGTTCTGTAATGCCTTCAATACCTTTACTTGATAAGAAATGGGGTGCAGGTAAAGATACCAACATATGTTTTTTTAATAACAAGGGAAATCCTATTTGCGAGAAAAGACTCAACGGAACTATCTTATGTGGTACGACAGAAGTTGGTCAAGAGATTTGCGTAGATATGACTCCCGCAACTATATACTAATATGCCTACAAAATACAAACCAAGTGAAGTGAAGATTGATAGACAAACTAAAGTAAAGTCTGTTCAACATTATTACATGAAACAATTGTCTCAAGAAGAATTGTTTAAGATGTTGAACGCAGAGAATACAAAACCTAAACTTAAACAAAAGATTAGAAACGAATTATCTAGACGGGGTGTCAGAATAGTAAAGAGTAGTAAACAAGCTGGTGTTTGTTGAAATCTGAAAATTCGTCCCCATATATATAATATAGAGAGAATGCTCGGGTGAGGTTCTCCATAAACTTGCTAATATAGGAGTAGATATGACTACAATAGAAGC